GCGGGTGGCGAGCCATCCGAGCCCGCCGCGATCTTTGCCGCGCACGCCATGCTGGCCAGCACATCGCCCAGCTCCAGGTTGTAGGCCTCCATCAGCTTGTGAGCCTGACGCAGTGCGATCTCCGCTTCGTTGGGGTTGGCGGCCTTCGACTTCGCCATCTCCATGCACTTCTTGATTCGTTCGAGAATGCGATCCTGATCCATGGTCACACCGCCGCAAGGTCTAGGGGGACGGCGTCGTACTGGTCGGTGCTATTGATCCGGCGATAAATGCGGACGTACACCGCGGTACCGCTGACAAGGATCGAATCCTTGACCGCCTGCATGGCCCGCTTCCAGTCTTCGTCGTCGATCTCCCAGCGCAGCATTTCCAGCACGTCGGCGGTGCGGATCTGGCCATTGCGACCAGGGCTGAGCATGCGGTGAATGACTTCCACCAGGTGGGCGTTGGCGCCATCAGTCCAGGATTTAACGCACTCCAGCACCTGGGTTTTCGCCGCCAGCATCTCCTCGGTGAAGCTGATTCGATTGGCGTAGGAGCGCATCACCTTGTATTCGCCATCGAACGACACGACCGAGACGTTGCCCTTCTCGCCGCCCAGGGTGACGCCATAGCGGTCGGCGGCGATGCTCACCAGGTCGGCGATATCGGCCAGCGCCTTCGTCTTGAATGCGGCCAGTTGCTCATTCAGCGCGATGGCAGTGATTGCCAGCTCAGTGGCCACCTGATCGCGGAGTTTGTCCTGCTCGCGCACGCTGGACTCGGGCACAAGGTGGCCGACAGCGTTGCGCAGGTAGCCGGCTGGTACCGGCGTTTGAGTGGTCATCAATGAGTCCTCCGGTGGGCTGATTTGAGGTTTTGGTAATAGGCCAGAGCGAAACCGCGAACCTTGGAAGCCACCAATTTGTTGTCGCCTGCGATATACGCCTCGCTCATCACGGCCAACTCGTTGTTCAGTCGTTGCGTGCTGCATGTAAGAACTTCAAGTTGGCAGCTCAGCCGGATGATCTGGCGATTGGCACGTTCCAGGGCCTCCCGCAGCCCCTTCGGGTCGGCGATCTCCTCTGGATTGAAAAGCCTGACGCTGAAGGTGCTCATGCGTTCTGCTCCTTTACCGGCGTCAACCAGCAGATGCGACAGCCGCCCAGCCGGACGCTGTTGAGGGTCTGGATGCCCTTGGTGCTCCAGGACACGCCGCGCCATTGCGTGCGGAACAGCTCGGCGAACAGGGCTGCATCGGTGGCAGCGATGAGCAGACTGGTGTCGAGCGGTGACGTCGACTCGACGCGGATGCCGGCGGCGCGCAGGCGCCGGGCCATGTCGTTGGTCAGGCGCAGGCCCTCGGCCAGTTCGGGGGTGAGTACGGTGCACAGTGGCATGCTGTGCCGAGGTGCAGTGCCCTCGGCGTTGAGCGGGATGATCTTGGCGGTCGACATGATCATTCCTCCTCGCCTTCGTCGTCCTTAACCAGCGGACGCTGTTTGATGAAACCGCCGACGTGCTTGGCGATCGCGCGCCAGGACTCCTCATCGACCAGATGGCCTTCCATGAACCCTGGTGGCGATATCGCGATGCCGTCGCAGTAGTGGCCGATGGCGGTGAAAAGGAATGCATGCAGCAGATGCCCGTGACGGCTGTCATCCATCAACAGGTCCATCAGCTCCTGGTTGTACATCTTGCGCATGCCTTCAACATGCACCTCGACCGCCAGACCGCGCGCCCAGCGGTAGAACAGACCGTCGCAACTGGGGCAGATACTCAGGGAGTCCAAGGCCTCGCCATCCGACGGCTGCTTCGTCTTCAGCTCGAAGCGGCAGTGCGGACAGAAGTAGTCCAGGTGGTTGACGCCAAATGAAGCCTCGCGGGTGATGTAGTCCTGGTACGCCTGGATTCGCTCTTGCTTGGTAGCCATCTCACACCCCCTTCACAACATCAGCCGTCACGCGACTCTCGCCGATCTCGGCGGCAAGGTTCAGCGAGGCGTTGAACAGATTGCCGATAGCCAGCGGGTAGAGCTGGCTGGCACCGTCCTTACCCGAACTGCCCAGGCGCTCGATGATGGCGTGGATGCCGCCTGCGTCGATCAGCTCGTCCAGCTTCTTGTTGGCCCGCGCCACGCGGAATGCCAGGTGCTGCTCGACGTCGGCCTTGGGGATGGGCTGCAGAATGGCGATCTCGACGCGCTGGGCGACCTCGCGTACGTCGGCGTTGCGCGGGCTCAGCTTCTTCAGCAGCTCGGGCTGGCCGATCAGGATGATGGACAGCAGCTTGTCGAAGCCTTCCTCGAACTGGTCACGCATGCGCTTGAGGTGGTTGAGCGTGGGCACCGGGATGGCGTGGGCTTCCTCAATGATCAGCACGTGACGATTGCCAGCCGCGAACGAGTTCTTGAGGGTGGTGTGCACCTGGCGGAAACGCGCTTCGGGGCTGGACTTCGGTGTCTCCAGTGGCGCCACTGCGTACATGATGGCTTCGGCGATGTGGGTCGCCTTCAGCGTTTTGCCTTTGACCTCGCTGGCCTCCATACCGATGACGAATGGGTCGATGGTGATGACTGGCTCATTGCGCAGGCGGTGAGACAAGTCGCGGCGCAGGGTGCTTTTGCCGGCGCCGGATTCGCCTACCACGGCAAGGAAGCCGTCGAACCGGGCCGTCTGGTACATCGACTCGCGGATGTAGCGGATGTCGCCACTGAAGTACATGTCTTCGGCGCTGCGCAGATCGCCGAACGGGTCGGTCATCAAGCCAAAGGTGCGCTTGGTGTCTGGTCGCGGGGTTTGTTTAGCCATTAGCATGTCGGGGCACTCCTGGGTTTCTTCGTGGTTTTCCGGGGTTGCAGGGGCCTGCGCGTTGGCGCGCGCAGGCTCCATCTCTTCTTCCAGGGCGGCGATGTCGCTGTCTTGCGCCCCGTTTTCGTAGAGCCAGTCGCTGATGCGGCCCCACAATTCGGCTTGGTCGAGGCTTTTGGGCCACTGACCGTGGTTGATCAGTTGGGCGATGGCTGCCGGGCTGAGTTTCATGGCCCTGGCCAGCGAGGCCTGGCCTTGCTTGAGGCTGGCCAGTAGCGGTTTGAGGCCTTGCATCACTTACCTCCCGCGAGCTGGGCCCGCTTGGTATGGATGATTTCCACAACCTTCTCGCGACTCGCCTCAATCGCACCGGCATTCAGTGCGAGTGCGCGCTTGGTGAGGCAGATATCGAAATGACTTTTCGGCGTACCTGGCAGTTGGTGCCAGCGCCTGGCGACACCGATCTTGTCCGCCATGGCGAGCAGTTCCTCTTCGGTGTCGGCCAACATGTGGCACATGGTCATGCGGCCGTATGGCATGCGCTCATGGTCGACATAGACGGCCATCACTCACCCCCAACCAGGCGCAGGCCTGGGCGTGCGGGCGCGGTGAGGCGCGTGTGGATGGCGTCCAGCTCGGCTTCGGGTACGCCGTTCGGGTAGTCGGCCTTGAGCGTGGCCAGGTGCTCAGCCGTCCAGGTGCTGCCCATGCGGGCGCGCAGGGCCTTGGCGGCTTCGATGACGGTGAGCGGCTTGATCTCGACGGTGGCCACGGTGACGCGGGTTTCCAGCTCGGTACCGCGCTTGGGCAGGTAGGTCGGCAGGACGGTGTTGGCCTGTTCCTTGAAGGGGTCGATCTCGCCATTGAAGGGCACGGCGCGTGCCTTGATGGCCTGCTCGGCCTCGGTCACGGTGCTGGTGCCGGTGGCCAGCTGGTCGAGCTGCTTGCGGTCCTTCTGTGCGGCGGTTTCCGGCAGGGCCTGGTGGCCTTCACCGATCACGCGGCGGGTGGCGCCATTGGCGGCGAAGCCGTTGTCGTCGCGCTCGATGCGTTCGACCACCTGGTAGTGCTCGCGACCGTCTTCGCCGCGCAGTACCAGCTGGGCGCTGTCGGCATCGCGGAACGGGTTGCGGGTGATCAGTACCGAGTCGCCGACCTGCAGGTGCTCGATGCTGCCGACGTCGTATTCGGCGCCACGGAATGGCACGCGCAGCTTGGCGGATACCTTGCGCGTCTCCGGTGCGGCAATGGCCAGCTCGCGCATCATCTCCGCGGGCGGCGCGATGCGCAGTTGCTCGGGCTTGATGGTCATCCACAGGGCATAGCGGGCGCGGTGGTGGCGGGTGTGGATGGCGGTGGCGTTGTAGTGCCGCATCCAGCGCCCGGCCAGGCCGTTGATCTCGTCCAGGGTGCTGGGCTTTTTCATCAGCTGCAGGCCGCTTTCGAACTCGCGCTCGACGATGTTGTGGGCCTGCTCGACCTGGCCCTTGGCGCGGGCGTTGCCGACCTTGTTGATGATCAGCTCGATGCCCAAGGCGCGGCAGAGGTTGCGGAACATCGAGGAGGTCATGGCCGCACCGGGGTCGGTCATGATCATGAATGGCACGCCGTGGAAGGGGTCGGTGTCGCCGCGCTTGACCATGGCGCTGATCAGTACGTGGCAGAGGTTCTCCGCGCTCTCGGCGCCGAGCACGTAGTGCACGTAGAGGGTGCCGCTGGTGTGGTCGGTGATGACGTAGCGCCACAGGCGCTGCTTCTCGATGCGCTTGAGGTTCTCGGGCTTGCCGTCGTAGAACTCGGCCTTGTTCATGGCGCGGGCGCCGTCGTCGGCCAGGTAGAACTGAGTGGAGATCGAGGCGTCGATCTGCCAGACGTGGTTGGGGTGCTTGCTGACCAGCTCAACGGCTGGCGTCGGGCGCAGCAGCTGCTCAGGGTGCAGGCCATAGGCACGCAGGGCGCGGCCGATGGCGCTGAGCGACATGGGGGTGATTTCGCCGGTATCCGGGTTGACGGTGCCGGCGATGATTTTGCCGTTGTTGCGCAGGCGCTCGACGGCACGCTCCAGGGTGCTGAGCTGTTTGTCGTTGTCACGGATAGAGCGGATCAGCGTAGTGCTGAGCAGCTCGGCCTCATCGCGGGTAAGCGCTGAGTTGCCGGCGTCGGCCCGTTGCTTACGGGGCTGGGTCACGGTGACCTCCTTGAGTTTCCGGTACAGAGTCGCCAGGGAGATGCGCAGATCGTCCGCTGCCGCCTGGCACAGTTCTGTACGGCTCGCGGTGGAGCGTTCCAGTTCGTGCGCAAGGGCAACGAGGCGTTGAGTCATCACGGCGCTCATGGGCTTACGCACCTTGGCCTTGGGCCGCAGCGATGGCGGCCTTGACGGCTTGTTCGTCGTCGTCCTCCAGCCAGCTGGGGGTGACGCTGGCGGTCGGCTCGGCCGGGATGTTGTATTCAGCGCGGATCTGCAGCAGCGCACGCTCGACCTGTGCGAGCATGCCGGCGATGACCGGGCGCTGATCGAGGCCGGACTCTTCGCCCTTCTCGACCAGCAGGTGCACAGCCGGGTGCAGCGCACCCGCGATAGCGGCCTCGGCGGCGGTTGCCTTGTTGGCCAGCTCTTCGCGGCGCTCGGCGAGCTGCTCGTCCATCGGCACCACCACTACCAGCGGCTTCTTGGCCAGGGCGACGGACAGTTCTTCGATCTTCACCGTTTTGTCGGCGTTGACCTTGGCCAGGGCCTTTTTGTCCTCGCGGGTTTCGCGCAGGGCGGCGCGCAGCTCTTTAACGGACATGGTGGCGACGTCGTCTAGGCTCAGCTCGCCGGTCTGGCCGGTAAGTTCCAGTTCCTGGATCTCTTCATCGTCCAGGACGAGCATTTCGAAGAGCTTCGATTGATTGCCCAGGGCTCTGGTCAGGGCGGAGTCGCTGCCAAGGGAGGCGAACTTGGCGGCGGAGGTCATGAACTTGACGGCAACCTTTCTATCGAGGCCCAGCGCATCCAGGCGCTCCACAAACTCGCCATGGGGGCACGCCAGCTTCAGCACCTGCAGGCCGCGCCCGACTTCGAGGCAGGCCTCGACGCTGCGGCGCATGTTGGCGGCGATATCGCGTTGGATCAGGTCCGGGTCGGTGCAGTCGGCTGGCAGCTGGTAGCCCAGCTGCGCAGCGACGGCGCGCACCTGGGTGTCATGTTCGGCACTGAGGGTCGCCACCTGGTGTTGGCGTTCCAGCAGGGCCTGGCCATGCTGCTGGTCGTCTTCGGCCAGTTCGATGATGGCAGTGGGTTTGCGCGGCATCAGGCAATCCTCCGCTCATGACCCGCCAGCTGCTGCAGGCGTACGATGGCCTGCTCGCGGTTGCCGGCGGCCTCGATAACCGCATTGCGGAACTCGTTGTGGGCGCGCATGCGTCCCGAGAAAAAGGCATCGTCCTCGACGGTGCCGGGCTGGTAGGGGCTTTTGACCGGGGCTTGATCGATGCGGTTGCGCAGCACTGCTGCCATCCCTTCACGGAAGGGCGTGCTGTGCGGTGGCTCGTCTTTGAGCAATACGGCGACGAGTTTCAAGTAGTCCATGGTTATGCTCCTCGGTTAATGGGCGCTGATGCGCGCCTGGATCTCGGTGATACGTGCCTGGCCGCGCTGCAGCTCTTCAGCCGTGGCCATGGCGTACTTCAGAAACGCGATGCTCGGGGCGAAGCGGCCGGTGTCGAGGCGCGTGGCAAAGCCGGCCTCGATGAGGGTGTCCATGTAGCGGGTGATGTTGGCTGGGCTCTCGCCCAAGCCCTTGGCCAGCTCGGTGTTGCTGAGCCCGGTGAGGGTGTGGCCACGCAGCGCGTTGAGTACGCGCAGCACGCGCAGGGCGCTGTCGCTTGTGCGTTTGGTGCTCATGCGCAGCGCTCCATCGGGACGACGACCAGGGCGCCGGATTGGTTGATTCCGGGTTGGCCACCTACGGCGGTCGCCAACTGCTCGTGCAGGCTTATGGCCTCGTCACGCCAGCCTTCGGCGTTCTCCTCCATGCGGGCCAGGTCGGCGCGCAGGCGGGCGTTCTCTTCGTCCAGGCGTACGACCTCCTGGCAGAGCTGCTCCAGGGCCTGTGCGTCCAGGCGTGCCAGCAGCGTGCGGATCTCAATGGCCTTACTCATCGTCAGCCACTCCAAAGTCAAGTTGAGGGGTTTGCGCCTGAGCGACGTTGCCGTGGTGCCAGGCGAGGGATTCGAGACCAGCGCGGATGGCGTCCAGGGTCTGCTCGGCGGTTTGCTTGCCGTCGTAGAAGGCCATCAGCGCACCAGTGGTGTTGTGCAGCACGCCCTGCAGCTGCTGCAGGTCGCTGGCGTTGCAGGCCTTGCCCACCGGAATGTCCACCAGCAACTTGCCGTGGGCGGCTGCCAGGTAACGGGTGATCAGCGGCAGGCCGCAGGCGTGCTCCAGCGGCAGGATGAGGTTGAGTGGCAAGCGCCCGTTGCCCATCCACTTGTAGAGGGTGCTGGCGTTGTTCTGGCCTAGGTGGTCGCAGGCCAAGCGCTCAATGCCGCGGTTACGGCGCTGCAGGGCGTGCTGCGCGCAGCCCTCCATTGCCTCGGCTGGCGAGCGCGGTACCCAGTGTTTCCAATTGCGGCGAGTCATTGGATGGGGCTCCGAGGGGCCGTTTGCGGCGGCGTCCAATCAAAAACTCTGTTTCACCCTTGGTAATGTCGTTACCAACGGGCCAGTCTGTTGGGGTACATTCACCAACGAGGAACGGGTTATGCGGGATCGTCTGAACACTGATGAGCTGCAGGTGCGTCTGGCTGCGACGACGTATGCATGGGCACTACTGGTTCGCCGCCTGGCACCGCTGGGGCTGGACACAGAGGCGCTGATGCAGGACCTACGGACGTTTCAATGGGGCGAGCATCCGCTGGCTGAGCAGGCGCACCAGGCGATACAAGGCTTGGCGGCTGAATGGGAGCGAATGGATCAAGCCTTCCTTGAAAGCCAAGGCCAATAACGTTTCCAGTGGCCACCGGCGGCATGTTGTTCGGGTCGACGCGGATCATGTCGCCCACCATCACGCCGGGCATGCCGGATACGTCGTAGTCGGTGCCGTTGACCACTACGGTCAGGCGTGCGGTGACACGGCGGTTGATGGCGGTAACGGTTGCAGGGGCGGCTTGAGCCTGCAG